AATAAATGGAGGAGATACGCAAGTACCATAACGAGGCCAAGCGTCTCCTCATCCAATCGGCTACCCGCGAAGGCGACAGTATTTTGGATGTAGGATGTGGATTCGGTGGTGATCTCCAGAAGTGGCGACACGCGGGGGCTAATATAAGCATGTGTGAACCGAACCCAGACTCACTCAAGGAAGCTAAGTCGCGTGCCAAGAACATGAAAATACGCGTCAACTTTTACGAAGGTGACATATTCGCGTGTCCCCAAAGAAAATACGATGTCGTGTGTTATAACTTTGCGTTACACTATATATTCGAAACGAACAAGTTATTTGAAACATCACTCTTAGCCATAAAGAACAGAATCAAACCCGGGGGTCGGTTTATAGGAATCATACCGAATTCCGATAAGATTATCATGAACACACCCGTAAGAGACGATCTCGGAAACTATTTTCTGATGAAACATACGAGTTCGGGAAACTTTGGTGAAAAGTTATACGTCCACTTAGCCGATACACCGTATTACGCCGATGGACCTAAGGTTGAACCCATTGCACACAAAGACATGTTATTTACACGCATGGAAGATTTGGGGTTTACTTTAACAGTATGGGAAGATCTTAAAGGAAACCCGGTTTCGGATCTGTATAGTAAATTTTGTTTCGTGTTTAAAAGGTGAATCGTCTATTTTTTTATATATGGTTATGTTAAGATGATACTTACGTTACTACTCCTTATCATAAACAGTATTATATTCATCAATGTAAAAGAACCATCAAACTTAACGGAAGTGCGTGAAAAGTACAGGACACTCCGAGATCACCTCAATAAAACAAATAATGAAGAATTCAAAATATTGTGCAAGGAAATCCCCATCACTGCACACCGTCGTTTAAATGGTTCAATTGGGTACAATGTAAGTAAAGGTAGTGATATAGGTATATGTATAGACGGTGAACCGAACGAAATATTTCACGTACTTTTACACGAACTCGCACACTGTACCGTCGACGAATATTCACACAGTAAAGAGTTCTGGGAAAATTTCGATAAACTTAGATCGATATGCGTTTCTATTGGAATCTATCAGGAAATACCACAACGAACCGAATTCTGTGGTAAACATATTCAGGATAAATAAATAATATTTATTATTAATAAAATGGAAACAGTCTCCGATTTAATGAAAATGTATGTTTTACTTAACTGTTTACTCGCAACAATAAGTGCACCTCTTTTAACGAATAATCAGTGGGTAAACATGGGTTTGCTCGTCGTTATACTACCATCAATTTTGTGTGCGTTACCGAGAGGCGGTAATCTATTTGGACGTTTAGCTATAGATGCACCATTTTTGATGGTTTCGACTTTATTAAGTATGGGTATAATTGCGGGTATTTCTCAGATAAATAAAAGGTTAGAAAAAGATTTTAGAGATTACGGTAAAACTACGAAGAGTACTGGTACTGTTCTAGGACTTCGCGCAGTTGGATTACTATTCGGATTTCTCATTTCCTATTTTATTTTTGGTAAGAGAATGTATAAACACTATAATGCCCCTTCATATTAAGCATATCTTCTCGCAATGTAAAAGGCAATCGCCGCGACCAAACCGGTCGATGCTAAACCCACGGCACTTCGGTGTCCTTGGTCGTTCAAAAACGATGGGACGAAGTTTGCAAGTTTTTCCTGAACTGGCTTACTAATTGCCGCCGCAGCACACACCGCAACGATGAGTGCTTCAAACTGGTCGTCAGTAAGGTTGAATGGATTTTTAGATTCTGGTTTCTTTTCTTGGGTTTGTTGCACGACCGGTTGTTGTGCCATCATCATAGGTGTTTGCATTTGCATTTGTGTCATGCGTGGGTCTTGAGACATCATTGGTGGTTCCAGTGGGTCTTCAGCTTGTCCCATAATATCTGAAATTGGAGTCGAGTCCATCGTTTGTTTATTTTCAATATTTTTTTCGGGTAGATTATTCGGCACAAAGTGTGTCGACTGATTATTATTTAACGATACCATACCGTCACCAGTGTCAGATAAATTCATAGTTCTAACGTCCGTCATTTATGTAGTCATAGGTTTTTGAGATATGTCATTGACGCATTATTCGCCTGAGTGTAAAACATATCTCGGGTACATACCCAAAAATGTATTTAAAACCCTAGGTAAAACATTCCCTTTTTCATGTTCTGGTATAGAATCATGACACCCGTCACTTTTCCTAAAGCCATCTGATGAGAGTTCGTTAAATTTTGCGTATGGATACACCATTTTCGAAGTATACATTCGTCTGATAAAGTTCATTATTACTTTGTTTTTGTAATTTTAAGCTTTGTTTTCTTTGTTGCATTTTTAGCATCTGCTTCCTTTTGATCTAAATATTTGGGATTGTACATCTTTTTGTGAAGTTTCCATAGATCAGGGCTACCAACTTTGAAATTTTTCCTAAGTGTGGCTTTGTACCAGAATACACAATCCTCTATTTTATTACTCTTTGACGTGTTATCTAACACTAAACATTCGTAGTTTTCCGTACACGCATCCATAACTTTATTAAACATATCAAAACTTGGAAAAATACCAAAAAATGATTTATATATCTTTTCTCTATTTTGAATGATATTTTCTCTCAAAACAAACACGTAATCGACGTTTGCTCTAAGCGCAGGTGGGAGATCCATGACGTATTGCATGGTAAGCATGAAAAATATATTATAGTGTCGACCATTCATAAAACATTGGCGAATACACGTATCTTTTAAAAATTTACTATCGTACATACAGTCATCTAAAAGCATGAACGTACCATTATTTTTACTTTTACCTTTTGTACCAACTAGTTTTCTCTGTCTTGATATAACTCGCTCTATAGCATCTCTATCGTAATCACCATATACAAATAAATCGGGTATAAACTCACCATAAAAATGGTTACCTTCTTCCGTACCCGAAAGTACAACACCCGCTGGTATATGCTTTTTGTAATACATGATATCCTTGACCAACGTAGATTTTCCAGTGTTACGTTTACCAATAAACACACACACCCGATCGTCTGTCATTTTTTCGGGTCTGAATTTCTTCAGTTGAAGGTTCATTCTACAGTACTGTCTCGTTTTATTTCATAAAATTTTACTCACGTAAAGTAAGAATGGCTGGTCGATTAAACCTTGCTGTCACGGGTATTCAGGACCAATGGCTTACTGGTGATCCCGAATTTTCGTATTTCCTGATGAATTTTAAACGACACACGAAATTTTCAATTGAGGCTATAGAAACACCATTTGATGGTGATATTGATTACGACGCAACTGTAGAGTGTCGTATACCCAAAAACAAAGGGGATCTCGTTCGAAGTATGATGCTTAAATTTACTTTACCGCAACCGTCTGGTACAGCATCGTCTGGATACGATATAAGATACATGAAATCTATAGGTGCTCAAATCATAGAGTATGCGGATCTTTTGATTGGTGGTCAAACTATAGAACGTATAACGGGTGATTATATATACATGTATGATCAGATACACAACAACAAAGACGATATAGACCAAACGCTTTATTTCTTAACGGGTCATGATAATTACATATCGGTTTCATACGATTGGGATTATAACGTCCTTTTACCGTTTTATTTTTTTAGACACCCGAGTTTAGCTATACCCGTATGTGCACTCACGAAACAACTCGTCGAAGTACGCATAAAGTTCAAGAAACTCGAGGATGTTGTTGTACAATACAACACGTCTACCACCAATATTATAGACCCACCTTCAGACGTTTCTTCGTCTATTAAAAAGGTATCACTCGTCACGGATTTCTTTTTCGTCACGGAAGATGAAAAGAACTTTTTAATGTCTAGACCAATAGAATATGTCATAACACAACTCCAAATGTCACAGTTTAAGTTTAAGGCGGGTGAATCTAAAAAAGCGGGTATGCTTAATTTCAAACACCCCGTAAAGGAAATGTTCTTCTTAGCAGTGAGTGACGACGTTCACAAACTCAATCCAATAAAACACGTTACCATGAAGTTTAATAATAATACAATAATAGACGCCGATAACTTAATGCTTAGTTACGAACAACCTTTGAAATATTATACGGGTGTTACTGAAAACAACTTCGGGGTATATAGCTTTTCAATGAAACCTGAAACGTATTATCCAACAGGACAGGTAAATATGAGTAGAATAGCACACAATTTAATCGAAATCGAGCTCGACGCACCTGATACGAACTACGGTCACAAAGTTTACGTATACGCTGTAAACTATAACGTATTGCGAATAAATAGCGGACTCGGGGGTTTAAAATTTTAGTGCCTTATACTAGTAATGGCTGGTCGTGTTCAATTAGAAACATCCGGTCCACAGGACGCCTTTTTTACGGATAATCCAGAGTATACATATTTCATAAAGAATTTTCAAAAACATACGAACTTTGCACCCTTCTTTGTTGATATCGATGTAGATGGAGAAATTGAGTTTGGAAATACCATCAGGTGTACCATTCCCCAAGACCAAGGTGATCTTCTCAAAACCGTAAGTTTGAAAGTTGAGTTAAGTGCTATAGATCAAAGTTTAAAATCCGGGTACGAAGGGTTTGGTTATGTAGAATCTATAGGTCACGCCATGATTGAATACGCTGAACTCATCATAGGTGGTGAAGTTATACAACGCATACCGAGTGATTTTTTAGCTATATATTCGGATAATTATGTCACACAGACGAAACAACACAATTTAGCCAAACTCATCGGTAAACCACCTTTAGAATTTTCCGGTACACCCGTTACAAATAACTCTATACTTGGATACCTCGGGTACGCAACCTCTGATACCAAATATTTTGTCGATATACCATTCTATTTTTATAATAACATAGAATTGGCTGTACCACTCTGCGCCATAAACCAACAGGAAATTGAAATTATTATTAAATTAAGGGATGTAAAAGACTGTATTTATGGTAAAAATAGTGTGTATCAAGATTCTGATTATATAGGCGAGTCTCCAAAAGGACTCATAAAAAGTGCTAAAATAACACTGGAAATGGTTTCGATAGACGAAGAAGAAAAACAAAAATTAAGTAATCAGAGAATAGACTACATTATAACTCAAATACAGGAAAGTAAATCTATAATACCAATAGATG